AGTTCGGAGAAAAAGTGTATGACCAAGTACGTGTCATCGAGCCTGGTCGTTATCGCATCTTCCGGCAAGAAGAGCAAAAGAAAGAGATGCAAGGGCAGTTTCCATACCCCTCTGCATTCAATCAATCCGACGCTACGGCGCAGTACGAGCTGGTTGAATCTGGCGATTTCTCACTTGGTCAGATTCCGTTGGTGACGATTTATGCCAACAAAACCGACACAATGACCAGCAAGCCACCGCTGTTGGACATTGCTCATCTCAATTTGGCCCATTATCAGCGTCAAGCGGATCTTATCCACAGTCTCCACATCGCTTCGCAACCAATGCTCGTTCTTGAGGGCTGGGACGACCAGACGAAGGACATGGCTATCAGCGTTAATTACGCGATGGCGACCCAACCGGGTAACAAGGTCTATTACGTGGAGCCTGCGGCAAGCGCGTTTGAGGCGCAATCGGCGGAAATCCAAGAATTACAGCAGCAAATGGCGACGTTGGGTATCAGCACGTTGAGCCAACAGAAGTTTGTTGCCGAATCCGCTGACGCACGCCGCTTGGATCGTATTGACACTAACTCGATGCTGTCGATGGTGTCGATGGATCTGGAGTCAGGCCTGCAGAAGTCTTACAACCTTGCTGCTGATTACTTGGGTATTGAGCCGCCTGAAGTGAAGATCAGCCGTGACTTTGACCTGCAACGCCTGATTGGTCAGGATATTGCAGCCATGGCACAGCTGTTTGAAAACGAGGTGATTGACCGCGAAGAGTTCCGCGACATGCTGGTTCAAGGCGAGATTTTGCCTACAGCAGCAGAGACTCAAGAGAGCGGTACAGTAGAAGAGTAATAGCTTCTGTTCCCATGGGACTTCGTTTCGAGGAAATCAACCCTCCCAAAAAAGAAGAAAAGCCTGCAGCAAAAAAACCTGCCGCTAAAAAAGCTAAGGCTAGTAAAGTAGAAGAGTAAATTCACTTCTAATAATGGAAGAACAAGTCATCCAGGAGACGCCTGTGGTGTCGCCTGAACAGCCTGTGGCTGCGACTGAAACTCCTGCTGTTGATGTTTCTGCTTACGAGCAGCAAATTCAAACGCTCCAGCAACGTGCCACTGAAGCCGAGGAAAAATTCCAAGGCATCAAAGGCAAGTTGGATGAGGTCTACAAAAAGCAAGACGACCAGCGCAAGAAAACGCTTGAAGATCAGGGTCAGTGGAAAGACCTCTGGGAAGAAGCGAACAAGACTGCTCAGGCAAAAGAGCAGCAAATTGCTGAGTTGCAGCGTCAGTTGGACGATCTTCGAGTGTCTAACGAGACCGCAGCGATGAAAAATTCAGCTTTGGCTGCAATTAGTCAGGCTGGAGCAATTAACGCTGAGCAGATGCTTCAGTTGGTGCAATCCAACTTGAAAAAGTCTGAAAACGGTGCTGTCAAAGTGCTTGATGGCGGCGTTGAACAGGATCTTGGTGTGTATCTTGCCAAGTTGAAAAATCCTGGTTCAGGTTTTGAGCATCACTTCAAACCCAGTGCGCAAGCTGGAATGGGCGCTAAGCCTATCACTGGCGTTTCTGGAACTGCAGGTGTCGCTAATCCTTGGGCAGAAGGTAGTATTAACCTAACAAGGCAAATGACCTTGGAAGCTACCGACCCTGATCTTGCAGCTGTGCTCAAGAGAGAGGCCGGTAAATAAGTCCCCGTGGGACACCACTTTCAAGTCTGTGACTTGAGACCCCGCAAACCTTAACCCTGAATAAGAAATGGCCGCCCCATTTCAGAATTATTCCGGCGGTGTCCTTCTGGCGGACATCGTAAAAAGGAATAATCTCAGCACCTATGTGTCTGAGGCAATCAAAGAGCGCAGCTTGTTCATCAAGTCTGGCGCTGTCGTTCGTAACGCTCTTCTCGATTCACGAGATGGCGGTACTCGCATTCAAGTTCCCGAGTTCAACCCCGTGTCTCCGACTGAGGAGATCATGGACGGTACTGCGACTTGGGGCACCAGCACCGCTGGCTACCTGACTCCTCAAAAGATCGGTACTGGCACTCAGATTGCAACCATCTGCCATCGCGGTTTTGCGTATGCCGTGGATGACGTTGCAGTTTTGGCTGCTGGTGAAGACCCCATGCTTCACATCCGTAACCAGCTGGCCGATGCCATCAACAAGCTGAACAGCGCACGTCTGTTCTCTCAGCTTGCTGGTCTGTTTGGCTCTGCCCTGTCTGGTAACGCTCTGGATAAAGCTGTTGCTGCTGCTTCTGGTGGCGCTGAAGCTAACTTCCTGAGTGCTGCCAATGTTGCTGAAGCTCGTTCAGTCCTTGGTGAGCGTGGCGAAGAGTTGGACACCATCATTGTCCACCCCTCTGTCGCTTACTACCTGTATCAGGTAGGAATGCTGACCTTCTCCACCTCCGCACTGTCTGCTTCTGGTGCGATCACCTGGGGTGGCGGTGGTGTTGGCGTTGGCGCTCGCGAAGTTGGTGAGTTTGCCGGCATGCGTGTCATTGTTGACTCACAAGTCAACACTGTTGCACCTGGCACCTCTGGCCACCAGCGTGAGTTCTATTGCTACCTCACCAAGTCCGGCACCATCCTTGAGGGTGTGCAGCAAGATCTTCGGATTGAAGCTGACCGTAACGTGCTCTCCAAGCAGGATGTCCTGTCAGTTGATTACCACTCCACCTATCACGTGATGGGTACTAAGTGGTCTAACGCTGCTGACAACCCGACCAATGCCGTTCTGGCTACGTCTGGTAACTGGGCTGCTACCTACGACATTGATCTGATCCCCATGGTTCAGATGACTGTCAACAGCCCCCTGGATACCACCACCATCTGATCTTTCTTGATCAGAGCAAAGGCCCTACCATTAGGTGGGGCCACCTTCTTTTTGCGCTATGGCTGCCACGATCAACGCCACACTGAAGAGTGCGACAGCCAACAGCTATGTGACGTTGGCAGAAGCCAACACGTATTTTGAAACCGTCCCAAGCAGCACGCAATGGGACAACAAGACTGACGACAACAAAAACCGTGCATTGATTTCAGCCACACGCTGGATCGACACGTTGAATTTTTACGGTGATCGTTGCGATGCAAGCCAAGCGCTGAGCTGGCCTCGCAACAATTATCATGTGGATCGTGTTGAGCTTACTTGCTCTGCGATCCCAGAGGACATTAAATACGCTACTTATGAGTTAGCGAATGCGCTGGCTAATGACACGGACGCGATTACAGGGAATACCGGCGATAAGGGGTTATACGAGCAAGTCGAACTCGGTGATCTCAAGGTTAAGTACAACACTGCTAGTCAAGCTACCGGAACTGTTAATAACGTATTCGATATTTATCCTTGGCTTCAGTCTTATCTTGGGGCTTACTGTCTTGGTGGCAGTGGTTCTTACTCTGTCCGGGTTGTGAGGGGTTGAGATGGCACTACTCGAAGACATTTTCAAGGCGCTACCGCTCGAAATCCTGACGGATTTTGGTCAGGACATCACGCTGGTTAAGACTGTCACGCCTCGCACTTACGATCCAAGCACCGGAGATGTCACTGGTGCGGACACCACAGTGGTGACAAAAGGCTTTATCGGCAACGTTTCAAGTCGTGAGTCTGACGGGTTGTATCAAACGACTGACGTAAAAATCACTGTCAGCGGCGACGACCTGGACAATTACTACCCGACTCAAGCTGATCGCATCCGTTATACGCAAGGTGGAGCAACACGCGAAGCCAAAATTTTGAATGTGACGACGTATCGGGGTGAGGATCCACTTCTTCACATCATCATTGCGAGGCCACAGTAATGGCAAGTAGGCGTCAGCAGGTTAGTCAGTTGCCGATTGACATTCGAGAGCTGATCAATACAGCTGCTCGTTTTGCTGCCGTCGAGATTATGAATGATCTTGCTGAGGCTGGCCCGGAGTGGAGTGGCAAGTTTCAAGACAGCTGGGTTGCAATTCCAATAGGCACTGGTGCGTCTGGATCAACAGGAGGCGGCTATCCATATACATTGAACGACGTTCCAAGGCTGTCCACTTCGATTAAAGAAACTGCACGGGTTAAAAAGTTTGAGATTGTGAATACGCAGCCTTATGCAGAAATTGCTCTTGATTTAAAGCCAGGAAGTTTTAGAAAAATTGGTCGTCCAGCCGGTGAGGTTGTTGCTCAAGGTACTCGCCCCGCGCCTGGAATACGTGGTGATGTTTCTGGTGACGGAAATGCTGAAAGCACAGCGCCACTGGATTGGTACACCAGTTATTTGAACGGTGGCGGTATGGCAAGAGCCTTAGAAAAAGGCGTAACCTTTGGTTTTAGGAGCAAGCGATGAGATACCAAGCAATTCGTGCGGCTATTGAGGGTCCGATTCAGACAGCGTTTGGAGCACTTGACCCTGCAGTGCCTGTGTTTTTCGACGGGATTACTGCAGCACCTGCAAACGCAACTACTGAATACGTTCGAGTGAACGTTACTTTTGGTTTAACCACAGAAGTAACCCTGACAAGCAATCTTGATTTTGCGCGTGGCAGTGTAGTTATTCGTGTTTACAGCGAAAAAGGAAAAGGTCCTGCTAGAAATCAAACTTTGTTGAATACTGCAGTAACAACTCTGACCAGCTTGTCGGCTTCCACGAGAGACGATTCAGGCATTTATCTACGCCCTGGAGCGATCAACGGACCAACATTTTCAGCAGAAGAGACAAGCCCGCATTTTGTGGGACGAATCGACACATCGTTTACCGCAGAGGATCAGGATTAGATGTTTTGTTGCCTACGCGCTAAGCTGTATATGTCCGGGTTCCGCCCGTAAAGTCCACCATTCTCCGTTTTACGAATGGCTACCGTCCTTTCGGGCACCTCTGGAGCCCTTTATTACAAGCCTGCTGGCACTTCCGGCACTTTCAAGGCTGCTGACGTTACCAATGCCAGCAACAGCATCAATGTTGGAGCCTACCTGAACTTTAAGGTAGACGACAAAGTTTCGTTCACCGCTGGCGGTGGTACGCTGCCTGCTGGTCTTTCTGAAGGCACTCCTGTTTTCATTCTGACCTACACCGCTTCAACCGGCGTAGCCACTTTTGCTGCTACAGCAGGTGGTTCTGAGCTGGCTTTGACCGATGACGGTACTGACGGCACCAGCGACTTCACTATTAAGTTCAGCGAGTTTCAGTCAGTCGCAAACGTACGTTCCTGGTCATTTGAGGTGACTCGGGAAGAGATCGACACCACCAGCATTGGTGGAACGCTTGGTCAAACCGCTCCGTTCCGTACCTTTATTTCTGGTTTTGCGGATGGCTCTGGTTCTGCGGAGGTGTATTTCACTGATGATGACACCGCAATCGCCAGCCGTTTGATTGAAGACGTAACCCAGCGCAAGCAAGCTGGTGCAACCTTCAAGCTGTATATGGACACAGTGCTGTCCTCTGGTACGCCGGATGACACAAAGAGCCGTTCTATCGAACTTGAAGCTGTACTGACTTCTGCAAGCTTCTCCGTTACTCCGGATGATGCTCAGACCGTTTCGGTAAACTTCCGTCCGACCACTGCTCCTACTTTCGACTTTACCAAGAGCTGATTGTTGGTTGACAGCAAGGCCCCTGACATTTGTCGGGGGCTTTTTTAATGCTAATGTAGTAGCACAATCAATCGGATATTCATGGCACTTCGCGCCATTGATCGCCTCAAGAAAGCCGCAAACCTAGAAGCCGTTAAAAGGACCGTTGAGCTTTCAGACGGCAGTGAGTTTGAGATGTGGGTGACGCCGCTGACGATGGCTGAGCGTGAAAAGGCTCAAAAGCGTGCTGGATCGGATGATGCCAATGCTTTTGCGCTCCAGCTGCTGATCAATAAGGCTAAGGACGAAAACGGCGAAGCATTGTTTCTTGCTGGCGAGATCGACGTTCTTAAGAACGAAGTCAAGGACAAGGATCTGCAGTCTTTGATGCTGGCGATTCTGACTGACGACGAGCAAGAGGCTATCGACCCAAAATCCTGAGCGCCGAGCTTCGGAAAGATAACTGGTTGATGCTGCAGTTTGGCATCGCCAAAGAGCTTGGCATAACGCTGTCAGAGCTACGCGCGACAATGACAGCTGAGGAGGTTGTCGGTTGGAGCGCGTATTTTCAAATCTTGAACGAAGACCAAGAGAGGGAGTTAGCAAAGGCCCGCAGGCGCAGGTAGAGTATTGAAATAGGATTCGGTCGTTTTCTGTGGCTACTTACTCGGGGACTATCGACCTTCGGGTAACGGGCAATGCTGAGCAGAAGGCGGAGTTAATAAAAAAACGTATCAATGAAATTAAAGGTATTGCAAATAGTTTAAAACCTGTTCCTAATTTATTTGACAAAAGAGGAAACGATGCGATTGTAAAGGCAAAAGAAGAACTTAAAAAGCTTGTAGAGCAGTACGGCAAGGGCACTGGAACGGGAAATAGGTTTTCCAACACCATTGCTGGTTTAAATCAGCAGCTAAATGGTTTTAATCGAGTTCTCGGCAATGTAAATATAAAAAGCGATGAATTTGTTCAATCGCTTACGGCTTCCGAAAAGGTTTCTCGACGGCTAGCCAGGGCTGAAGCGGAAAGGCTGCAGGTTTTAAAGCAAATCAATACCGCTAACACGGTTGGCCGAGCAACGTCGGTTCAAGAGACGCTTGATCTAGGCAAGGTTGTTCCAAAGTCCATTGCAGGACTAGAGCTTTATCAAAGAGAGCTGCAGGA